TGGGTAATGGAATGGGCCGAAATTGACGGGGTAACTTCTAAAAAACACGCTGGTCATATTAAAGCCTTTTTATCTCGCTCTACCGATTTTTTAAGAGTTCCCTACGGTAAAGCTGTTGAAGAATGGCCTCGCCGTGGAATTATTGTTGGAAGCTCAAATAAAGAATCTGGTCTGTTATTTGATGACACTGGAAACCGCCGCTTTCATGTTATCCCTTGCACTGCGACATCCATTGATCTTGATTCACTTCAATTAGAGAGGGATTCTATTTGGTGCGCAGCAGTTCAATCTTGGAAAAATAAAGAGTCACATTTCCTAACCTTTGAACAGGAAAATCAGATCGAAAAAGAGAATTTAGGTTACATGGTTGATTCACCTTGGTTAACCGTCATTAATCAATGGTTGAATAATCCTGTTAATCAAAGCACCGATATAACCATCGAAAAACTACTTACCGAGGCCATCGAAAAACCAGTGGAACGCCAAACAAAATCCGACACCATGACCGTCTCATCTATTCTCAAAAGTCTGAAGTATGAGAGAAAGAAAAAAAGAGTCGAGGGAACGCCTAAGTGGGTTTGGAACTTGCAAAAGTCGTAAGTTCCCTCCTGTTCCCTCCTTTGTTCCTACGGGTGGGAACGCTCAAAAACCTTGATACACCTCTCTTCTCTTTATATGTTCCCTATGTTCCTATGTTTTTATATATAAATATAGAGATAGGTATATATGGGGTATATATATAGCTCAGGTAAGTTTGCAAGGAAGGTGGTACACAGTAGGAACGTGGGAACACTATCTAATCTCATTTCTGTCTCATGCACGTCTCAAAAAAGAATCAGCCCGTTGTTGATCGCCTCATTCTTCTCCTCGCTCAATCCGAACATGTCGCGGACGCAATCTTGGATAATGCCCTTGATGATCAAGAGCGTTTAGATCCAAAAGTTGCTGCTGGTTTAACTCAGTATTTGGTACGAATTGCAGATATCCTTAATTGCGCCGAAGAGGCCGATCTCAAACCTTTATCCAATGAATAAGCTATATTTTGCTTATGGCTAAGAAAGCAACAGACAGAGAAATTGATTGCAGGGTTAATTCTGTCTACAACTTATTAATTAATGGCCACAGTAAAACCCAGGTGGTGCAGTACTGCGCGGAAAATTATGGTGTCAAATTAAGGCAATCAGAAGAATATATTTCAAGAGCGCGTAAATTGCAGCAGCTAGACGCAGAGCTGGAACGTCCGCAGTGGCTCTTATCCGCTTTATCTCGTTTACAAAATTATGAAGCTCAATCTGCAAAACGTGGTAATCATCAAGCAGCCTTACGCGCTGTGGAATTGCAAGCTCGGTTATTGAGGTTTGAGTTAAGTTGACTTCATTAATTGCTGGAATATGTGACAACGAACCGCTTACTGCTTTTGCTTATCAATCTTCTATTAACAGTCTTCCTACTGCGGAAGAAGTAAAGGCTCGAATACTTGAAGGACTCTTACCGCACCAGGAGCAATTCTGCCTGAATACTGAATCAAGAAAACTTGGACTTGTGTGTGGTTTCGGTGCAGGAAAAACACATGCTTTAATCGCAAAATTAGGAATGATTGCGGCGGATAATGTTGGGTTTGTTTCGGCTATCTTCGAGCCAACAAATGTCATGCTAAGAGACGTTCTTTATAGATCATTAATTGACTTATTAGATCAATGGGAGATCCCGTTTACTTATAGAGCATCACCAATGCCTGAATGTCAGCTTCATTTTAAAGAAGGAAATCATACCGTCCTATTAAGAACAATTCTTACTTATCAGCGTTTGCGGGGACAGAATCTCTGTGCAGCACTTTTCGACGAGGCAGATACTATCCCAATGGGTGAAGCTACAAATGCCATGAATATGGCACTGGCAAGATTGAGATCAGGTAATAATCAACAATTCTGTGCTGCCACAACTCCAGAGGGTTATGGTTGGGCGTTTCATACATTTGATAAAGAAGCAACAGAAGACACTGCATTAATCAGAGCAAGAACAATGGATAATCCTTATTTGCCTGATACGTTTATTCCTTCTTTGCAACAGAATTATTCTGAGCAATTAATCAAGGCTTATTTAGAAGGGCAGTTTGTCAATTTAACAACAGGTCAAGTTTATGATCGGTTCTCTAGGGATATTCACGTTAAAGATAATTTGCCTGATTACAGTCAGGAAATATTGAAAATAGGCATTGATTTCAACGTAGATAATACAAACGCTGTTGTATGTGTGCGGGACGGAAATAAGCTCGTCATAATAGATGAAATCGTTAAAGCCCACGACACCGACGCGCTCGCGCAGGAAATCGTTAGGCGTTATCCAGATCGTAAAATTCAGGTATTTCCCGATGCTTCAGGTTCGCAACGCTCAACCAACGCAAATGCCTCTCGGACAGATATATCCATACTCCAATCTTACGGGTTTGAAAATATGTCGCCGCGCTCGAACCCCGCAATCAAAGATCGAGTCCAGACTTTGCAAAATCTTCTCTGTAACTCCAAAGGGGAATCACGCTTGGAGGTTAGCTCCCGTTGCGGAAGGGTGATTGAGTGCCTTGAGCTTCAATCGTGGGATGAAAAAACACAACTTCCATGTAAAAATACAGGTTTCGATCACACTAATGACGCATTAGGATACTGTGTATATCGAGAGTTCTCTATTCTGTATGCCCGTGCGGGTAGCAGAACAGGAATTAGAATCTATTAAAGAGGATTTAACGCCGTGGCTTTCAGTGCATACAGTGGATATAGAACTTATAGAGGTATTGCGGAAGCAAAAGTTAATAAGGTATCTGATCCTAACCAGCAATGGTTGAATCAAGAGCCGCATTGGATTCTGCCTGAAACGATTGTTCAAGGGACTTACGAGATTAGATCTAAACACCGAAAATATTTACCGCAAGAGGAACGTGAATCAGATTTAAGTTATGACGCTCGGTTAGCAAGAAGCGTTTTATCTCCTTACTTCATACGAATTGAAAGGATGTTGGCGGGGATGTTAACTCGTAAACCTGTTCAGTTGAATGACACTGCTGACGTTATACGGGAAGCCTTGTTCGATGTGGATTTGGGCGGAAATGACATCAGCATTTTCTGTTACGAATTAACGCGCAAGCTCTTACGCTACGGACATATTGGCTGTCTTGTTGATAGTCCATCTTTAGAGACAGGCGAAGGCCGCCCATATTGGAGCATTTACACACCAAGGGACATTATTGGTTGGAGAACAGAAAAGAAAGATGGAAAAGATGAATTAACACAGCTTCGATTAGCTGAACAAGTGTTAGTTGAAGATGGTTTGTATGGAGTGAAAGAGGTTCAACAGATCAGAGTATTGACGCCAGGTAATTTTGAAATTCATCGTAAGAATAAAGAGAAAAGCGATTGGGTTATTCAGGAAGAGGGAACAACATCACTTGATTACATTCCTTTTTCTGTTGCTTATGCAAACAAGGTTGGCTATATGGAATCAAGACCACCGATGAGCGATATAGCTGAATTAAATTTGAAACATTATCAAATACAGAGCGATTACGACAATATCTTGCATATCTCGGCTGTTCCGATGCTATCTATTTTTGGGATGCCGCCAAGTGATAGTGAAATTAGTGCTGGACCAGGAGAAGCTTTTGCAATGCCAGCCGAAGCAAGAATTGAATATATAGAACCAGGCGGTAGTAGTTTTTCAGCACAACAAGAACGCCTTAAAGAGATAGCATCTCAGATCAATGAATTGGGTTTAGCGGCAATATTAGGCCAAAAACTCAGTGCTGAAACGGCTACTTCTAAGGCCATCGACCGTTCTCAATCAGATGCCACGATGCTTTATATCGCGCAGCAGGTTCAGGATTTAATTGATAATAGTTTGCGTTTTCATGCTGATTATTTAGGTGTTGAGGCGGGTAGTTCTTATGTCAATCGCGACTTCTTAGCATCTCGTTTAGATCCTCAAGAAATTAATAGCGTTCTTCAACTTTATACAGCAAATACAATCAGCCAAGAAAGCTTGCTAAAGATGTTGGCCGAGGGCAATGTGTTACCTGATGAGTTTGATGTTGAAGAAGAAGTTGAAGCAACACAAGTAGCAGGATTAATTGAAATGGAACCACCTGAGAAGAAGGAAAAAGAAGAAACAGTACAAGTTGAAGAGTGATAAATGGCCCCACAAATAAAGAAAGAAGGCACACCAGCGATTCTTTATCGGAACGCTATTGACTTAAATCGCTTTAGTAATGGGGTTCAAAATAGACTTGTAAAAGCTAATAAAAAAGTCCTTGTTCGTGCAATTGAGCAGTTAGCAAAGATTGATGATTCAGAGAAGCCGTCATATAAAGCCGCAAGATTAAGAGCATTATTGAAACAGACAAAAGAATCACTAGGCACTTGGAGAAAAGAAAGTGTTGCGGTGATGATTAAGGAGTTAGAAGGAATTGCAGATGTTCAAGCTGGTTTTGTAGAAAGTCAAATAGAAAAGGCATTACCTAGCGGAGTATTGAGAAGCGAATTAAATCCAGCAGGTTATAGCGTTCAAACTGTTGCAGTAAGTCCAGATTTTGCGAAGGCTGTGGTCACAAAAGATCCTAGTGTTGTCACGTTAAGAGCAACAGGCCCATTTGATTTAACAGCAGCGCAAGGAGCGCAACTAACACTGCCTAATGGTGACACTGTTGAAAAAGCATTTAGAGGAATTGCATCTAGAGAGCTAAGTAACTTTAAACAAACGGTTAGAACAGGTCTTTTATCTGGTGAACCTACAGAAGATATTGTTCGTCAGTTAATGGGTAATTTGGAGTTTGGTCAAAGAGCTGGAACACCGTTACAAGCGGCGTTATCTGGTGACGCTGGCTTTAAAATGGCTAGGCATCAAATCAGGACAGTTGTTAGAACAAGTGTTAATCAGGTTTCTAATGCAGCAAGTAAGCAAGTTTACAAAGCAAATGAAGATGTAACAGAGAAGTACCGTTATGTTGCGACGTTAGATAGTAGAACCTCGGCTTTATGTGCATCGCTTGATGGACAAGAGTTTGAATATGACAAAGGGCCAGAACCACCACAGCATTTTAATTGCAGGTCAACAACTGTTGCTGTTATTGATTGGGATGGATTAAGGAAGAAATATCCAAAATTAAAATTTGATGATCCAGCCGAAGGAAAAAGAGCCGCAGCAGGAGGGATGGTTCCTGCTGACACTACTTATGGGAAATGGTTGCATGGACAAAGGGCTAGAACCAAGTCAGGAAAATTATCTCAATTCACACCTGGACCAAGACAGATTGAAGCATTAGGAAAAGAAAAGGCAAAATATTTTAATCGTTTGGCTAATAAGTATGGAGCAGATGAAGCAATTAAAAAGTTTGTAAGAACGGATGGAACAGAGATCAGCTTGGCGCAACTAAAGAAGCGTTATCCAAAACTGACAAGCATTAAGAAGAAAACAGTGGCAAAGGTCAAAGCAGTAAAAGTTGCAGCTTTTGATCAAGATTCGATAGCTTCCGTCTCAATGGGATCTCCTGCTGTTGATGAACATCTTCAGAAACTTATTTCTTACAGAGAGAAAGGAATAAAAGGAATGGTTGAATCTAGTTGGAATGAATTAGAGGCATTAGGAGGAGAAACAGCCGTGAACGCTAAGAAAACTAGAGAGTTTATGGTTAAACATAAGATTTTTAATAATTTCGCAATGAAAGGGGAGAAATGGAAATCTTCAAATGCTTCTTGGTATTACAACAAACAACTAAAAGAAAGCATGAAAGCGGCTGTAAAAGATTTAGAAAAATATAGTGATAACAATAGGACGTATGTAGGGAAACACAAAAGATGGTTCTTGCGTAATGTTGACAAGTTGGAAGATAGCTCGACACGAAATCAAGTTTTACAAAGGTTTTTAGATCCTCCTTCTGGTAGAGCTAATGGATATACAAATATGCAGTCCAGTATTATCAACACTCAGTTAACACCTTTATCAGCAAGAATTACTGCCTCTAACGCAAAAGAGATGAAGAAGATTGCTGCTGATGTTTTAACAAAAACAGTAGAAATTATCGAGAAGAAAACAGAAGTAGCAAGACAACTTGCTTTTCTTGATCCTATAGATTTAATTGATTGGACAACAGGTTGGAAGATAGGACAAGAGCAGAAGGGCAGCAGTTGGTTTATTACAATGATCCATGAAACAGGGCATCAAGTTCATGCAAAAGCATCTGGAGGTGTTGCGTTAGGCAGTAAATGGAAAGGAAAGGGAGGCATTACAAAAGTTACAGGCTATGCTCATAAGAACCCTAGAGAACAATTTGCAGAAGGTTTTGTGCAGTACGTTTTAAATCCCGAAGGTTTGAAAAAATCAGCTCCAAGGGTTTATTCTTGGATTGAAGAGGCATTAGAGGAGGCTCTAAAATGACTCTCTCTGAAGTGATGAAAATGACAAGAGCATGGCCGAAGGATAAAACAATTCCTCGGAAACTTGCTGCTGCAATAAATGAAGCAAAGGAAGAAGATAAGGAGAAGATGGAATTTTTAATTGAAGGATTATATGTTGATTGCGAATCAGATAAAGATATAAGTATTTTGAAAGATGTCTTTGACTAGCAAAGGTTAACCGTAACGGTTAAACTGTTTGTAATGTTTGATTTTTGGTCATGGCACGTCGATATGTCAGGGATAAGATAGGCCGCTTTGCTTCTTCTGGAGGAGGAGGAAGTTTTGGCGGTGGCGGAAAAATAGGCAAGTCAGCTAAGAATGTAAAAGCAAGGGCGGCTTATAAGAATCAGGCAGGGAAGTTAAGAGAAGCGAAGAAGATGGCTAAAGGGCGGATGACGACAAAGCGTGAGCAGAAATATTGGAATCAACAATTAGGCGGCGCAAAGTCAGGAATGACTCGTGTAAGTAATAGGTTGACGGGAAGAGGTGCAGCAAAAGCAAAAAGAGGGGCAGCAAATCCTAATAAGCTTGCTTCTTCTAAGAAATTTGCAGCCGCTAGAAAGGCTCCTAAAGGATCAGCAGTTAGGAAGGATGCGGTAGCTTCTGCAAAGATAAAAAGAGGAGAAAGGAGAGTAAGAGCAGCAAATAAGCCAGTAGTAGGGAGGAAAACCTATAAAAAAGGCCCAGGAGCAACCGAAAGAAAAGCGGCGGTTACGGGTAAGACTATGAAATCAACAGTAGGTAGAAAAGAAAAAGCTGCTTACAAAAAGCAACGAAGTAAAAATCAGCCAACTTATAGAGTCTTAGCTCAATCAAAAGGAGATAAATCTCCTAGTGCTTTCATCTATAAAGATGCAAAAGCGGCTAGGAAGTTTGCAGGTAGTTTCAAAAACGATGGAAAAGCTACATTTAAGGCATTAGGTGGTGGAAACAAGCAACCGCGTGGCGTTAAGAAAAGAAGAGGCGCAAAGGTTTATGACAACACGACAAACACATCTATCAAGATGAAGACGGTCAAGAAAAATTTAAGACGTAAATATCCAGAATCGAAGGCTGCTAAACGCTTAGAATCAAAAGTAAAAAGAGGTTCAGCCGCTACGAAAAGAGATCGCATCTTAAGAACGGCTAAAAAGAATGTACTTAAAAGCGGAGGTATAAAAAGCGCAGCGTTTGATAGGAGAGTGAAACGCCTTCAGAAAGCAGAAGATATTATGACTAAGGCAATGGGCGGAAGTACAGCTTGGAAGAATTTCTAATCGTCAGCAATAAAATCGTCTAGCGTTTCAAGGTCTTCCATCACGTTGGCCCAGAAACCAGGCACTAATAACACATCGTCTTGGCTGTCGGCTTTACCTAATGTAATAACGTCAGCCATTTCGTTCCCTGTGACGACGTAAACCATTGTTTCGTTTCCTTCACCGTCAACATCTGGAACTTTTGATAATAAATCTCTTAATTCTCGAACAGTGAAGCCTTCTTCTTTAATGATTTGGCTAGGCATGGGGTTGATTCCTAGTGGTTTCTGCTAACTTAGTAGAAAACTGACCTTACGGGTTATTTATGTCTGACGAAAACATTCAAGAGCCTACGGCTGTTGATCAATCCGAACTTGATGCACTAAAAAGAAGTATCGACAATCTGGAAAAGAAAAATTACGAACTGATAGGCAAATTAAAGAAAAAAGAAACGCCTGATGTTCCTGCTGATTATCAAGAATTACTTGATTTTAAACAAAAGGCAGAACAAAAAGAATTAGAGGCAAAAGGTGATTATTCAAAAGCATTGGAATCAAGGGAGGGCCAATTCCGTGATGCTGTAAAAGAAAAAGACGACAAGATCAAAAAGCTTGAGGCGAAGATTCGTGATCTTGAATTGATCTCACCTGCTATGGCTGCTTTATCTAATGCGGTGCATGATACAGATTATGCGTTAGAGAAATTAGGTAAAGATAAATTTGAAGTAGCAGAAGATGGTTCTGTTGTCTATGTCGATGAATTTAGTCGGATGACAGTAGAAGAAGCCGTTCAAAAGAAACTTGCTGCAAACGATAGAACAAAGTGGGTTGTTAAAAAGCCTATTGCAAGAGGCAGTGGAGCAGTTGGCGGTGGAACTGTTTCGGGTAGCAAAATCTCAGAAGGTGACTTGAAATATTTCTTACCTGAAACACAAAATATGGATGAACAGACAAGGATTTATAGACAACAAGGCGCAGAAGTTTGGAGAAAGTATAGGGAAATGGCCGAAAGCCGCTAGTATAGGAAGCAATGACTCGTCTGATGGTTACGCCGAAGGGTGAGTAAGGGTTACGCCCAAACTGTAAAACTATTTTAGGAATCAAGCATGGCCCCTACAAGGAGGAGCGATGTCATCATTCCAGAGGTTTTTGTCCCCTACGTTGTTCAAGCGACCACAAACTTAGACCGCTTCTTGCAGTCTGGTGTGGTTCAACCGTTGGCGGAGTTAAATGCTTCTGAGGGTGACTTTATAAATGTACCTTTCTGGGGTGCAAACTTAGCTGGTGATCAAGAGGTTCTAACTGATAGCACTTCATTAACACCTGGCAAGATTTCAACAGGTAAGCAGATAGCGGTTCAACTCCATCGCGGACGTGCCTTCGAAGCAAGAGATTTAGCTTCTATTGCTGCGGGTTCTGATGCAATGGCTGCAATCGGTAATAAGCTTGCTGCTTATATTGCCAACCAAAAGCAGAAAGATCTTCTTGCTGCATTAGAAGGTTGCTTTGGATCTCTTAACGCTAATGATTCAAATAGCGCATTTTTCTCAATGTGCGTTGATTCAGAAAGTGGAGATTCACCAACTGTTTTAAGTCCAAGAACTGTTGCTGCTGCCAGAGCAAAATTTGGTGAGCAAGGCGACAAATTGACTGCTGTTGCAATACATAGCAACACTTATTACGACTTGGTTGAGCGTAAGTTAATTGATTACGTTTCTACTGCTGATGCCCGTGGTACTACCACAACTCAGTCAGGCGGATCAATGGCTAATGCTTATGGTGGTGACGATAAAGTTCCTACCTTCTGCGGCTTGAATGTATTAGTTTCAGATGATGTAACTAAAACAGGTAGCGGCTCAAGTCAGGAATATGCCTGTTACTTCTTCCAGCCTGGTGCTGTAGGTAGTGGCGAAATGCAAGCGTTAGACATTGAGCAAGACAGAGACATCTTGGCCAAGTCTGATGCGATCAGTTACGACGCGCACTATTGCTATCACCCTGTTGGTAGTAAATGGGCGGTGACTACGACGAATCCGACTGTTGCTCAGCTCCAGACTGTTGCAAACTGGTCAGCCGTGTATGAAAACAAGAACCTCGGTATAGCTCGCGCTACCGTAGTTTCTAACTACGACTAAGGGGTATTAACAAATGACATCTGTTTTTGAAGCCGTAGGAGGCAAGGCTATTGGTTACGTCTCAGGTGGAGCCGTAACACAAGCCACAAACAAATCGACTGCTGTAACGCTTAACCAGCAAGGCGGTCAGATCACTATGAATAACGCTGCACTAGCTGATGGTGCAGAAGTTACCTTCCAGGTGAACAATGACAAAGTTGCTGCAACTGACGTTATTGTCGTTAATCATGGTTCTGCTGGTACTGCTGGCGCGTATTGGCTGGTTGTTTCAGCAGTTGCGGCTGGATCTTTTAAGATCACAGTTGGCAACTTGTCTGGTGGCTCATTAAGCCAAGCAATTGTGCTTAATTATGCTGTTATCAAGAGCGCAGCAAGCTAATGGGCTTGTTCGCTTTTAGGCGACTAAGAGAACGCGAGGCTGCTGCAGAAGTAGCGGCCTCAACTTCTGTTATTGAGAAGCCCAAACCAAAACGCAAGCGCAAATCTAAAGTAATCACTGATGGCAATAACAATTCATCACACGGCGGGAGCAGCGAACGCAAATAGCTACATCTCATTGACGGAAGCAAATGAACTGATTGAAGGTTTAGTTGCTACGGATGATGTTGTTGCCTGGGAAGCTGGTTCAACAAGTGACGATTATAGAAATCGTGCTCTTTATAGTGCAGCGCAACGGATTGACCGCGAAAGATTTTTAGGTGCTAGGGCTACAGATACTCAAGCAATGCAATGGCCTAGAACTGGAGTAAGAAAACCTGATACTTATATCAACAACTATAATTTGGGCTTTCCTTTTACTATTACTGAGGATTATTTCACAGATACAGAGATACCAGATCAAGTAAAGAAAGCACAGGCGGTATTAGCTGCTTATTTGAATAACAATAAAGATGCTTTAGATTTAACAGGTTTAGAATCCTATAGCACATTAAATGTTGGAAATATTTCAATTACTCCTTACAGATTCGGAGCTGTAGGGTTTAATGCTGTTCCACCTATGTTTGAACGCTACTTCAGGGGTATTAGAATAAGTGGACCAAGTAACATTGCAGTAAAACGCAGCTAACCATGATTTATCCAGCAGCAACAATCATCACTGACACAAACGCACATACAGGGCGTTTTGGGAAAGTTCATGCGTTGGCAGATGCTTCTTGTACTTTTGTTTCAAGTGATCTAACAGAGAACGGCTCATCAACAATTAACGGGATCACGATGAACGCAGGAACAGAGATCGAAGGTATTGTGATTACAAGTATCACATTGGCAAGCGGCCAGGTTGTTGCTTATCGCTTGTAATGGCAGTCAAACCAAAAGGGCTAAGGAAAGGCGTTAGCAAAGCGTTAAAAGCGACAGGTGGCGGCGTCATTATTCGCAAGGTAACTGCTGCTGCTTACAACACAACCACTGGAGCTGTTGGTGAAACAACTGCTGATACAACGGTTAAAGGGGTCGTTGGAAATGTCTCGGCAAGAGAAGTGAAGGGCTTGATTAAGGCAAGCGATAAAAGGTTAACAATTGCGGCGGAAGACCTGGATTACACCCCAACGGCTTCTGATCGTGTTGTTATTTCTTCTATCGTTTATCAAATTATTCAGGTCGAAACAACGGAACAAGCTAATACTGCTATTAAGTACGATTTGGTATTGAGGGCATGACAAAGAAAATTTCATTACAGGAGATGGTTGATCTTCCTGAAGAAGTCTTAAACGATATTGTTAAGAGGGTTGTGCCTTGGACAGATAGTTTATTAAAGCAAGGAACACCCGTTGATACTGGAAGATTACGCGCTAACTGGCAGATCGGAGAGAATACAGATTCAGGGAAAATTATTAGCGAAGGAAGTTATGATAAATCGAAACCAATTCCTTTATCACAAGTTTCTAAGACTGGAGGAGGATCGGGGAAACTTCGAAGGGCTAATTATCAAAGAGAAAAACTAGGGCCAACGTATTCAATATTTAATAACTTACCTTATGCAGAACCAAACATTTTAGGAACTAATTTCCCTCCATCATGGGGCGGTAAGTTTAGAAGTAGAGAGAACCAAGTTCAAAAAGGTTGGTTTCATAGTGTAGAAAAACAGGTTAAAGATCAAGTTCAATCTTTTAGATGGGAGGATTAAATGAGCAGCACATTTAATGACGTTAGGGCAGCTATAGAAGGCCGTATTGCTACAGAGATGGCATTAAGTCCTGCTTATCCTGTTAGTTATCAAAACGCTCCATTTACTCCACCTAATAACACACCTTGGATTGCTGTTTATCTTCTTTTTGGTGCAAATAATTATGCAACTTTAGAAGCACCTGCTACGGGTAAATCATTTAATAGACAAACAGGAACTATAACAATTGATATTTTTACACCTCTTGGAGTAGGAGCTGGAGCGAATTACACCATAGGAGAAAGAGTGAAAGATAAGTTTGACAGAGCTAAGTTTAGTAGTCTTATTTTTGAACCTTGTTCAGGATTAGCTACAATACAACCAGCAGAGCAAGAAGCGTTCTTTCAAACGCAATTCTCAGCTACATTTGACGCATACTTAGACTAATTTAATCCAATGGCTGTCACTGTTTTATCAGGTACGTCTGGAGCTTTGTACTACAAACCTGCTGGTACAACAGGGACATTCTCTCCGTCAGACGTGACCATAGGCACAGAAACTATGGTTGTTCAATCTTACTTAAATCTAAAAGTAGGAGATCCAGTTAAATTTCAAGTTGTTGATTCTTCTTCTGGAGGATCAGGAACAGGGACTTTACCTGCTGGATTAACTGCTGGAACCACTTACTACGTTAGTGCTTATACCGCAAGTACTGGGGCTTTGAAAGTTTCTGCTACTAATGGTGGTTCTGATGTAAACCTAACTGATGTTGGAACAGCAGCAGCTCCTAATGAATTTGAGGTCTATTACAACGATTATGCTGCCATTGGACAAGTTCAATCTTGGTCTTTTGAAGTAACAAGAGCTGAAATTGACGTAACTACTATTGGTCAAACCGTAGGACAAACAGCACCATTCAAGGCTTATATACCTGGTTTTGCTGATGGCTCTGGTAATGCAAGTGTTTATGTTACAGATGAAGATGCTGCCTTATCTAACAGACTTGTAGAAGATGTTTTGCAACGCCAGCAAGTTGGAGCTGCATTTAGGCTTTACACAGATAAGCAATCAACTGAAGCATTAAGTAGAAGCATTTCAATGGATGCTGCTTTACTTTCTGCAAGCTGGAACATTAACCCAGACGACGCGCAGATGGTTGAGATTGCATTTAGGCCAACAGGTGTTCCAACCTTTGATCTAAGTTCTTCTTCTTGATAGTGTTATTTCACCCCTTGGCCTGTTGCTAAGGGGTTTTTTATTGTCTAGATTTGTACATACAACCCCAACTCTTTGAAATGGCAGCACCAAAGGCAAAGTCTCTTAGCCCTTTAGAGCGTTTAAAAAAGGCGGCAAATTTAACTGCTACAAAAAAAGAAGTTACTTTATCCAATGGTGATGTCTTTGAGTTTTGGACAACGCCTTTAACAATGGCAGAAAGAGAATATGCACAGAAAGGCACGAAAGACGATTTAAACGCTTTTGCTTTGCGTTTGTTTGTGCAGAAAGCTACCGATGAAAATGGTCAAAGGCTTTTTACTGCTGGTCATACTGCTGAGTTAAAGAATGAAGTAAGAGATGCTGATTTGCAATCATTAATGCTTGCCGTTATCGAAGACAAGGGAGAAGAAGTAGACCCAAAAAAATAAAGGAAGAACTAAAGAAAAATGACTTAACAAAATTGCAGTTAGGTGTTGCCCGTGAATTGGGTTATACGCTTTCTGAATTAGTAAACAAAGTAACGCTAGAAGAGCTGTATATTTGGTCGGCTTATTTTGATCTTTTAAACGAAGAACAAGCTGCGGAGATGAAACGGGCCAAGTATCGTTAGAATAAATAAAAAAGAACGAAACAAGTGGCTGTTGCTTCAGTAAAATTTGATTTTATTACGGGGCCAGCCGCAGCCGCAGCCGCGAAGTTAAAAGTCAAGACAGAACAATTAGCAAAGTCGGTGACAAAGCTCCAGCGTATTAATGAAGCCGCTTGGACAAAATTTGGGAACAAGGTAAGGAAGACAAGGCGAAAAGTGCAGACAGATATGGAGAAGTTAAAACGTGCAATAGGTGGTTTAAATATTGGAAGTTTAGTTGCAGGAGCAGGATTAGGTTTCTTTGCTAAAAATGCAGTTCAAACGGCGGGAAAAGCGCAAGCGTTAGAAGTTCGGATGAAGTTATTAACAGAGCAATATGGGGAATATGAAAAAGCGCAAGCGATAGCTTCAAGAGCTTCAAAAGTCTTTGGAATGTCAAATATTGAAGCGGCTGACAGTGTTACAAATATCATTGGCCGATTAAGACCATTAGGTGTTTCGATGGAAGACATTGAAACAACTTTCTTTGGCTTTAATACAGCAGCAACAACGGCTGGAGTTTCTGCGGCGGAAGCTTCAGGAGCTTTTAGGCAGTTGGCTCAGGCGTTAGGTTCTGGAAGATTACAAGGTGATGAATTTAGAAGTTTGGCGGAACAAGTTCCTACGCTGTTAAAACCAATTGCGGATGAATTAGGTACAACGGTTGGAGGATTAAAAGAACTTGGTTCTCAAGGAAAAATAACTTCAGATGTTGTTATTCGGGCGTTAAAAACAATTGAGGAAGAAGGAGGAGGAGCTGTTGAAGCAATCGTTTCTCAAAGTGCTCTACAAAGATTTAAAGAATTTCAAAACGCAATGGAAGATCTTTCTGTTGCTGTTGGTAAACAACTTCTTCCAGCTATTACACCTGTTATAAAAGCAATGACAGCGTTAGTTGGCTGGTTTGCAAAATTAGATCCTTTTGTTCAAAAAATAGTAATTGGTTTAACAGCCTTAGCAGGTGTTGTTGTAATCGTTGGGCCAGCAATCGTGACGTTGGCTTCTGGTATCGCCGCGCTAAAAGTTGGAATTGTAGCGGCTGGTGGTTTAGGAGTCCTTACGACGGCGGCTATTGCCTTGACAGGTAAATTCTTATTAGCTGCTGCTGCTGTTTGGGGTCTTTATAAAGCAATTAAATGGCTTGTTGACAAAATAAAAGGTGTTGATAGTCCTATGGATAAATTTGAAAAAGGAATCCAAGAGGGGTCAGTATCAGCAGAAGACGCAAAATGGAAAATAAGAGAATTAGGAACTGAGATTGAATTGTTGCAAAAGAAGTTGGATAAATTAGGAGATTCAAGAGGTGAAAAGAAACTAGCGGCAAGACTTAAATCACAAATAGAAGGCAAAGAAGGAGAGATAACAGGTATAAAAGACGCTGTTGCGGGACAAGATCAAATGAAGGCATGGGAGGATGCAACTGGCAAACAATGGGAAACCTACGAAGTTGAAGGAGTTGGCACGTTTAACCGCTTAACGGGAGCGTATGTAGGAATGACGGCAAAGATGAAGCAAGCAGCAGAAGATTTAGCTGCAACAGAATCAGCAGCCGCTAAGAAGAGAGAAGAGGATACAAAAAAATGGGAAGAAACTTTATTGCAAGTAAAAACAACAATTGCTGATGGATTACACGGAGCAATTATGGGACTAATAGATGGAACTAAATCTCTTGGCGAATCACTTGCTGGAGTCGCTAAACAGCTTGCAAGTATGTTCTTGAAGAAAGCGATTTTCTCAGCGTTTGGTCTTCCTATGGCTGAAGGTGGCTATGCCTCTGGAGGATTTAAAGCATTTGCCTCTGGTGGAATGGTTACAAAACCAACAATGGGACTTGTGGGAGAAGCAGGTGAGGATGAGTACGTTATTCCAGCCTCTAAGATGGCTCAGTCAATGCAACGGTATTCAGCAGGTGCTAGGGGTGATTCTGTTATCCCTGGTACTGGTCAATCATCCTCAGGAGGAGCATCTGGTTCGTCAACAACAGTCAACTACTCTGGGCCAATATTGAACTTTAATTCTGAAGAATTTGTTCCTAAATCTGCTATCGGTCAAATCATCAATTCAGCAGCATCTAAAGGTGCGTCAGCAGGAGAAGCACGAACATTATCTACACTAAGAAATAGTAGAAGCACTAGATCAAGGATTGGAATGTAATGACTGTTGTTGCCTTAACTGCTTTCCTCACTGTTAAAAAATCTAATGGTGATGTTGAACATAGATTTCAAAATGGCAAACATGAAGGTGTAGACGGGTATGACTTCCTGTCTTTTATATATCAAGGAGCTGCAATGAATCGTTCTGGTGATAACTTAGAAGCTTCAATTATCCTTGCTAATAATCCTATAAGCATGGGTCATGTTAAAGAGTTTGTGACAAATAAATATCAGATATTGGTTGAAACATTCTTAATGGATACCAATTTTAATAAAGATACTGCTGCAAAAAATGATGGAAAGCTAACAGGTGAGCAATGGTTAGCAGCTTCAATGAGATACGATCCACAGTCGATTGAGTTGTTGTTAAGTTCTGCTATAGATGCCGTTGGTGCAAACGCTCCACAGCAAACACTGACTAAAAGTAGGTGTTCTCATCTCCCTTTGACTGGACAGATTCAAAATCTTTGAAGCCTTACGAATTAATTGGTCTTCCTTATCGTTTAGGTGCTGATCCTGTAAAACATAAAGCTGGTGATTGCTTATCTTTGGTTCGTACAGTATTAGCTAATTATGGTTTTACTGTTCCTCAAGGAGAGCGTGATTGGTATCGAAGATTAAAGAAAAAAGACTACAGTATCTTTTTTGAAGAATTAAATAGGTGGGGAGTTGAATCACCCCCTAAACTAGGAACAATTGGCTTATGCAAATCAGATGATGGTTATGGCATGGCTGCTTATTACGAGGACGGATGGCTGAGTTACCGAAGGACATTAGAAGACCAGGTGGTGATATGGTCTCCGCTAGAAGCCCTTTTGGTCGTAGGGTGCTACTTCCAACGGAAGCCGACCTTTGTAATTCTTTAGGTTTAACAGAAGAAGAATATTTTAAATTTTTAGAAGGTGTAGAAGCAAAAGTAAAAGAACGTCCAGAAGCTTATGGATTAGTACCTGATATTGTTAATGGTCCTGCTGCTGTTGCTGTTTTTTGGAAAGCGGGAGCTTTGACTATTTGGGGGCAAATCGCTGTTGGTGTTGCTTTAACTTATGTATCCCATTTATTAACGCCAAAACCTCCTAGTCAAAAACAAGGGCAAGCTGTAAGAACAGCAGATATAGCAGGATCTAAAAGGTTTGCTCCACAACATAGCTTCAACAGTGTTCAAGAATTAGCACTTTTAGGAGATTTAGTTCCTCTTGTTTTTACTAAATATCAAGAACTAGGTGGTCGAGAGTATGGCGGTATTAGGGTTAATTCTCAAGTGATGTGGTCACAGCTTCTTAGCTTTGGTCGTTTTCAACAATTAAAAATTCTTGCTTTATTTTCATTAGGTGAATTAGGTTTAAAGTATGATGGACCTGATTTTGAAGGTTACGCAATTGGTGATTTATTAATCTCTAATTATCACGCTGAGAAAATATATAAAGTTCGTACAATTGATAACGCTTATTTACCTGGAAGTGAAACAAGTATTCCTTTCTTATCAGGAGGGAAAACGGACAATAATGTTTTTAACGATGATGTTTTTAAGATTGATGATGGAACTGGGCATTTTGAAGAATATTTTTGTGGGACAAGAAACCCAACAACACAAGCTGCTTTTGGTTTAAGTTCACCAATGCCTAACTGCACTTGGTTTGGTCTTCCTTATGAATTAATTCGTTGGGGTGATATTAATAAAGACACTAGACCTGGAATTAGAATACAAGTTCGTAAACGAGTAAAAAACTTAGGCTTATGGCCTATGAGGGCTGGTTTTGCTGCTGGTGGAACTACTAATCAAAAAGCAGGTTTAGATCCAGTGCCTGTTGGAACTGAGTTAACTTATCAAGTTGTAGGAGGTTCTGATAATAGTGAGACAAGCGATGATAATGTCCTTGCTTTTCAGAAAAATGATACAAGACATATTGGTCGTCATGGTGTTGAAGATGTTGATGCAATCAGTATTTCTGTAAGAGAAGCAACTGACGGGTACATATCAAAAGGAGAGCAATATATGGCTGGAACAGCTTTAGTCACATGCACAATGGGAGGCGACAATTTAGCTTATCCTGGTGCTCCGTGGGAAGGTCGTAAGTCACAAACAAGACAGTACACTTTCAAGGTTATTCAAAAGGGATATTACGAGTGCTTGCCTAATGCAGATTTATCTACGCATTGTTTAAACCCTGAATGGAATACAAGCGGTAATCATTGGACCGTTCCAAATAGCAACCCTAATGAATTTTATTACGAACAAAATAAAAATGAAATCTTTCCTCCACATACAAGATATGCCTTGCAAAAAACAACAATAGGTAGTGTTTCTAACAATAGAGATTGTGATATTACAGAAATAGGTTTGAAGTCAAAAGTTTTTAAACAGATGCAGTTTGCAAACGTAAATAGTAAGCCTACAGAAGGAGATATTGTTAGTGCAATCAATGATAGAAATCCTATATCATTAGGACAAGTTCAAACTTATTTAAACAGAATAAGTTTCTTTAAATTATTAGTAAGAAAAGCTGGATCAGATGAAGAATGGTCTGATGATCATTGGGTTAAACCTAATAATGTAAATAATCATTCGGGGCTATTTTGTGTAAAAGGAAACACCCCTGAATTTCAATATAACTATATAAGAATTGCTCATCCCAATGGTCAGTATGAATATAGATTTTTCCCTTGGCCTGGTAATGATGTCATTAGAAAAGTTGCAGGAGGAGAAAGTTTAACCGCATGTTTGTTAAACGCAAATGGAGCGTCAAGTTTAGACTTAGCAGCTAAGTTTTCTTCAGGGCCAAATAATATTTATACGATTTATTTTGCTGGCCTTTTAGAGTTTGGATTAACAAAACAATCTTTAAGTAATAAAGAATGGAATTTAGGCAATCCTGGTGTTGCTGATACTGTTACTTATGATGTAGTTAGCTTGGCAAAAAATACTTATCAGGAAAGATCTAGCTTTGGAGCTGGAGATATTAGTACTAAAAGACAAAATACATTTGTTTGGAATTGGCAGGGTAATGCTAAATTCTATGGACCACAAGCAACAAGTTATCCAACATCTTATACGGATGCGACAGATAATCATACATTAATAAAACATTTTGATATTCCTGGAGATCCTGCCCGTCGTTTCGTACTATATATAAATCCTTCAGACGTTACTCCTAACAATGAGGGTAGGGACGGACCAGAGTGGCCTGTAGCGATAGGAGTTTTTGCTGCTGATGCAACATCTCATCAACAGGTAAAGTTTGAATATACAATCGCAGAAAGTGGCTTTAAAGGTTATTACGAACCAATATTAAATGACAGCCTTCCTGGTGCAGGTGGAAATGGACATCCAGGTGGAATTACTGATCTTTATTATGTAAGAAAAGTTGAAGAAATAAGTGTCCCAAATGATCCTTTAATTAATGGACTAATAGTACCAACACATAATGAAGATGATAATGAAGATGAGATTGCAAAAGGAGATGGTTTAACTGTAAAAATGAATGTATGGGAAAACCCTACTTATGGATATATTTATGCAAATTGGACCATAGAAAATAAAGGTGATGGAGATTATAGACCAGGAGATAAAGTTTATATTCCTGCTGTAGAACATCCATCAGATGATTCTGTTGTTGTTCCTGCTCAAATTGTCGATCTTAATATTGATGAAATTACAACTAGAGATGATATAGGAAGTGATATTCCTTCTGAATTAAATCCTTATGATGTTGCTGCTGATTTCTGGAAATATCAAGGAGATAGATCAAGTCATTTAGATGGCCCTGAACATCGTGTCGTGTATGTAAATGAAATCATAAAAACAACAGGAAACGAAAGAGCAACTTATAGAGATTTAGCTTATGCAGGGTTAAGAATTGATAGTTCAAAAGAGTGGACAAATTTCACTCAGTTTTCTGCCTATTTTAGAAAAGGAATAAAAGTTACAAAAGCACCTTTTATTACTTATGGTAATAAAGAAGAAACAAATTTATTTCCTGAAATTGCTTACGCTTTATTGACAGATAAAAAGCTAGGAGCAGGAAAAGTTATTCCAAAAGAGTCAGTAAATATTGTGGATATGGATAAAGCTGCACAGTTTTGTCAAGCTAACCGTTTCTTCTGGGATGGAATGATCTCAAACAGGGTTAATTTAAGAGACTTTATTTTTGAACAAGGGACTTATTGCTTATTAGATTTCACGATTGTTGGAGGTCAATTTAGCTTGTATCCTACTGTTCCTTTTAATAGTGATTACACAATAAATTACATTGCTAAACCTGAAATAAAAGCAATGTTTACCGATGGAAATATTAAAGATTTACAAGTTAATTTCCTTGCCCCTGAAGACAGACAAACATTTAGAGCAAATGTTTTATGGAGAAAAGAAAAGTTAAATGGTTTTGCTGAAACTAAATCAGTCATTGTCAGGCTTGAAGGATCGGACCATGAAGACGATCCAGTAGAAACGTATGACTTAAGTGGTTTCTGTACTTCTTTAAATCATGCAATAATTTATGCAAAATATGTTTTAAGCGTTAGAGAATATACAGACCATTCAATTAATTTTAAAACGGCTCCTCATTATGTAAACGGTCTAAAGCCAGGTGATTATATAAGGGTATTTTCAACAACAAATCATACAAGTCGATTTAATAATGGAGCGATTCTTGAAGATGGCACTGTTGTAAGTAAAGACACAATTACAGGCTCTAAAGATTTTTATTATTGGAATCCTTCTAGTGAAGAAGTGCTAGAAGCCACTGTTGATTTTTCTAATGCAAGTGCAGTCAAAGCATACGCTGGAACGTTATTTACTATTAAAGAAACTGGGAATACAGATCAATGCTATAAAGTTGAAAGTATTACGTTTGGAGAAGATGGTTTGATTGATCTATCTGGTTCGTACGTCAAATTAACTGATGCAAGTCATGTGAACGGAGAAGGCAGGTTGGCTATATTGCAAGGATGGGGGCAGGGGTCTTCATCTCGTTTTGTTATTGAGGATTAAAAAATGACAACTCACTTTCCTTCAATAGCTCCATCAAGCCGAACATTTACACCTGGAAGGTTCCCAAGTACTGATTTTGAATCATTAGACGGAACAAAAACACATATTCGTTTTGGTAATAAACGTGTTAATGCCACGATGACTCTTGGTTTTTCTAATCTTTCAGAGTCAGAAGTTTGGGATATTATTGAAAACTATGAAACTGTAAACAGCACATGGGATAACCTTGAATTTTTCAATGACAAGGGTTTGCAAGGTCTTCACACTAACGACTTAGTAAGGGAGATTAGAGGCACTTATACAGGTCTTACTTGGAGATATTCAGCACCGCCAACTGTTACAAGTACATTTAATGGATTGAGTAATGTTAGCTGCAGTTTTGTTGCTTGCTTGGATGCACCCATATAATAAGAACAACGTTTTAATTTAAGGTTGTGGGTTTTTATTCTGGACGTGATGGAGAGCTCTACATAGGGAGCACCGTTTTAAACGCCACTAAAGCAGCCAAGGTTCAATCTTGGTCTTTTTCTAGTTCAA